ATAATTAGCCTGACTTTTTAATTCAGGAACAGCTTTTAAAGCTTTATCTTCAAGTTTTTTAACTTCAATAGCATCTTCAATTGCTTCTAATGCTTGTTCATCTGAGAAATTTTTAGATTTTAATAGATCATAATAAATTTCTTTTTGAAGATTTTGATCTGTTTTAATAGACTCTTCATCAATATTGTCAAAAAATTCTAATCTTTGTGCCATCATAATAGCTTCATCAGTTTCGTCAAATGCATCTTCGATTTCTAAAAATCGTTTTTTTGCAGCTGGCATATTTTGTTTCCACTGTTCTTCGGCTACTTTAAAATTAGTTTTTACAGTTTTATCTACAAGGTCTTTAATAGTATCTAATGAGCCTTCTAACTCATCTAATTTATCAGCTTCTGCACTAGTAATTATATTTGCGTCTACTAACTCTTTAATTAATCCTTTATAAATTTCTGCACTCCTCTCGTCTGAGGTAGTTTCTTTTGTATTTGTTGCTCCTTCAGTTTTTGTTTGATTCTTAGTATTTTCATAAGAACCTTCTCCTTCTTCGGAAACTACGGGCGAAAACACACCTTCTGAATCTTCATTAGGTTTTGTTTCTTTATTTTCTTTTTGAGAATTTTCATCAGACTCCACGACTGCGTTTAATTCTTCTGGAGACATTATTTGAAGTCCCTCAAATAAATCTTCTTTTTCTTCACTCATTTTTTTGCTGTCTTTATTTGGTTACAATATTAAAATTATTTTTATAAATAAACTTAAATTTATTTATAAGTATGTACTATAGTCCTATAGCTTTATTTACTTTTTTTATTTTTATTATTTTCTTTTTGAAGTAATATTTTTTCTCTTTGAATATCTTCTCTTGCTTGATTTGCTCTTTGTGTTTCTGCTAATTTTGCAACTTGTATATCTCCTTTTCTAATATTATTTTCTTCAATAACTTCAGTACGTCGAAGATCTAATTCATCTGCAATACCGTTATTATCAGAATCTATTAAACCTGATTCAGTTCGATAGTTATTATTTATTTCTTTCATAGCTGCTATTTCTAAATCAGCTTGAATTTTTTCTCTATCTATTGCTATTTTATCATCATGTTTTTTAAGATCGATTTGTTTTGCATCTTGATCAGCTTTAAGTTGTGCTTGTTGCATTTCTTGTTGCTGTTGCATTTGTTGCTCTTGCATCTTATTATTTTCTTCTTTAATTCTTTGAGCAGAATTTTCAAGTTTTTTAGCAATGTCTTGTACAGAATCAGATTGTGATATTGCTACTAAATCAGATATAGTAGCTTGGCCGTTTTGTATAGCTGCTTGAGAAAGAGCTCTAATATCATTATACAATTGAGTATCACTTCCTGAATTAGAAAGATGTATATCATATTCAGTAGAAGCAAATTCATCAAAATGTGTAATTAATTGTTGACTTAAATCATCAAGTAAAAATTGTCCTTTTTGAGGATTAGCTTTATATGCATATTTACAACATTCTAAAAATTTAGTAAGAACTCTTTTTCTAAAATTTTGATCTATAGCAAACCATTTTTCTGTAATATGCGATGTTTGACTTACTTCTCTTTCTACATTTCCTACTGCTTGTCTACTTTGTATTTGGCCCTCTCTTGCTCCAGAAACACCTGCTAATTTACCTAATGTATTTTCTATGTCTACAAGTAAATTAGTATACATGCCGATAGCATTAGGATCTCCAATATTTACTTGTTGGGCAGTAAGTTGATTAAATGAACCTGCGGATTTACCTTGAGCAGGGCCTTTAAGTATTTCATTAGTTGGGTCTAACCAAGCAAATTTATTTACTGTTACATACCGCATCCATTCTTTAGGATCCCATCCTGATGGAACAAGTGCAGAATTAATAGCAGTAAAGGACCCCTTATATGTGGCTATTTCAAGCTCTCTTTTGTAGTAAGCGATATCATAAGAATATGCAAGAGGCTTCATTATGTCCATAAGAGATTGGACTTTATAATCGTTAGTTGAATTAACGGAGCCGATATATGGAGGGGTCCCTTTTGATTTATTTACTAAAGATTTGCTTGCAAAAGGCAAAGGTCTCATAACAGTATAAATATGATCTGCAATTTTAGTGCCTTCCATCCATTCATTTACCCATATCCATTTTACTTTTTCTCCAAGATCTTTATTAACTCTATAATCTTCAGGAACCCAATCTTTTTGTTGAACCCCTTCTTCGTCAAAATAAGTTAATTCTCCAATCTTACGTCTAGATCTCCAACATACTTTCATAACTCTTACATTACCATAAGAATCAAATGCTCCTGCAAATGTTCTTACACCAGCTTCGTTAGGGTGAAATATGTCTAGTGCTCCTGCTTCTCCATAAAAATCAAATATAGAAATATCCCTATTTAACCCTATTCCGCCCCCACCGTCCATACTTGTATCAACAGTTCCTCTTTCTAAAAAATCAATGTCTTTAGGTGTTAAAGTGTCCCAATAATCATCTATTACTTGTCCTATAGATTTATATCCATATTCTACAATAATATCAGCATCTTCTATAAACATAGAATCTCCCCCAAGAGTATATACGTTCATAGGATTTACTCGACGCATAACAGGTTCTCCTCCTAATACTCCACAATACATTATTTCTTCACCTGCTGTAAGCAAGTCTTCAAATGTTCTAAGAAATGTAAAATCAAAATTACCTTCTTTATATTCTTTTTTAAGAATTTTATTAGCGACCATTTCTGATACATCTTGGAAATCATAGTTTTGATACCTTTCTAAAGCTTGTAGTCTTTTTTTTATTTCTTCATTACTAATAGAATCTTGTTTAATTATGCCTCGCATTTCAGCATTAATTTGTTCCATTAATTGCTGTTCTTTTCTAGAAATGCTTTCTTGATCTCCTGAAGATATATAAGCTTTAAATTCTTTTTTACGTTTAGAATATTCTCCTAAAAGAAGATTAATTTTTGTATTTTCAATTCCTATATGTTGGAAACTAGCTGGTAATGAATCTAAGTCTAAATTATCAGGATTAATAAATTTTTCAAAATCTCTAGGAGATATTACATTAGCTCTTAAATTATAATTAATACGTTTATTTTTAAAAGTATTTCTTAAATTAACATCTGAAGTTAATAAATGCTCTGCAAAATCTATATTTTTCTTATACCATTTATCTGTTTTTTGAGCATCAGATAATTTTTGCCTTGGAAAATTAATATAACCTTGATCTTCTAAATTAGATGTTTTGCTCATAATAACAATAATTTTTTATTTACACAAATCTATGAATAAAAATTTGAATCTATAGTTCCTATTTGTTTCTTTTTTAGTACTCCCATATTAGAAAAGTAATCGTTATCTAAAAATCCTTTAACTTCTTCTACTCGTTTATTGCTTTCTTTATACATAGTTGAATCTAACCACATTAACATTATTAACGCAGAGACTCTATCAAAGTTTCCTTTAGGATTCCACATAATAAGTTCTGTAACTAACGCAGATGAATAAAACGTTTCATATACTTTAGTTTCTGATTTAATAGATATAGTTTCTTGTAACCAAGATTTAACCATATTACGTCCTTCTGAATTTACAGTTGCTGACGCGTTAATACCTTTTGATGTATTTCCTGATTGTTTATATGTGTCAGAGGATCTAAGTTGATAAGGCGTGTCTGCAAGTAAATATGTACACTTATGTCTGTCAAAATAATTAAATAAACCAATAAGGTTTTTTTCGTACATACCTATTGCATTATAATATAATAATAGTTTTCTACATATTTCGTAAAAATCTTTTGCTTCATTACTTCTCCCTGTATATTCTGCTACTAACTGTCTAGTTAATCTATTCATTATAAATATAGAAGGCAATGAATCAGTAGTAGACTTGTCTTTATCTACAACATCTATTCCTGCTATATATACATTTCTAGGAACTACTCCTTCTTCATTTTTTTGAGGTTTAATCCATATTTCTACACAACCTCGTTTATCATCATTTTTATTTAATGGAAATTTTCTAATTGGTTTAATGTCTTGTATAGTATTAAATTTTATCTCATTATTTTTATCAAAATCTAATATTCCTTTAAAACTAGCATCTGTATATTTTGCATACTTTCCTCCTTCTATTTCTGCTAGTTGTTCTTTTAATTGTAACGTAGGAAAAAATGCTCCTTCTAAAACTAAAAAAGCTTCTGAAGGTAACATAGGACCGTTAATTATTTCTGTTTGATATACAGTTGGGTCTGGAGATTTTTTTGCAGTTTCTCTTTTATCTTCTATATATAATCTAGATAAACTTTCATCTGTTATAAGATTAGGTCCTTTTTTAAATTCATTTAATGTAAGAGAATATGGAACAAAATAACCTATAGTTCCTCTATTTTCAAATGTATCTTCAAAAGTAATACAATTATAATCATCGGGATTTCTAAATATACTTTCTGCATATAGTGCTGCTCTACCAGATACAAGTCCTCCTGTTCCAAGAGCCCATATAACAAGATTCTTTTTTGCTTTAGAAGCTTGTGTTGCTTCA